GAAATGATAAAAAACAATGATTATGACATACTTCCTGATGGTAGTTATGCTTTTTATTGTCCATGTTGTGATAATAGTGAAATAAAGAAAATATAAATAAAGATAATAAAGGGAGAGTTTATTATGAAGGATGAAAGATTAAAGAAGAGAAGTGAAGAATCAGAAAACGAATATAAAGGACGTTTATATAGAGACAAAGTATCTTTAGGATTAAGTAATAAAGAAATTAATGAATTAATAAATAAAGAATTAGGAACTAATTTAGCTGAGTCAACTACGAGATGTAACGCAAGTATATGGAATGATGGTTTTGATTGTGGGTTTGAAAAGGCATTAAATCAAAGAGAAGTAGATGATGAAATAGAAAAAATCAAATTAGAAAAATTAGAACTTGAAAAACTAAAAATACAGTATCAAGACCAAAAAAGAGAATATAAGAATTATTTACGTGCTGATGCTAGATTTGAACATTTAAAAACGGTAATTAAGGAAGAAATATCAAAGCTAAGTGAATTAAAACCTTTAGTATTAAGAAATATCCCTCAATATTTAGGTAGTAATGAAGTAGTTTCAATTTGTAGTGATTGGCATACTGGTATTAAAGAGAAAAACTATTGGAATGAAATTAGCATTGATATTCTAAAAGAAAGAATTGAATTATTACAAAATAAAATAATTCAAATATGTAATAGACATGAAGCGTCAACTTTACATTTAGAGATATTGGGAGATATGATAAATGGCTTAATTCATGTAACTACAAGAATATCTAATGAAGAAGATGTAATAAAACAAACTATGATATGTGCTGAAATATTAGCTAATATGATTACTAATTTAGCTAGTGAAATACCTAATATTAAAATCTATTCAACAATAGGCAATCATGGAAGATGTGTGGCAAATTCAACTGAAAGTTTAGATGTTGAAAACTTTGAAAAATTAGTTCCTTGGTATTTAGAAGCAAGATTAGTTAATGTTAAGAACGTTGAATTCTGTGGCAATGTTTATGATGATGGAATAATAGTTTATCAATTTTTAAATGAAACTATTTTTGCAGTTCATGGTCATCAAGATAGGGTTAATACAGCAGTAAGCGATTTATCAAAAATGTTAAAAGTATTTCCAACAGAATTACATATGGGACATTACCACAGCTATTATGAAAAAGATGACCATGATATATCTACTATAGTTAATGGGACAGCTAGTGGAGTTGATAAATATGCTAAAGGAATTAGAAAAACAGGAAAAGCAACTCAAACTGTATTAGTTTATAATTCAGAAGGTAGAGAATGTACATATAAAATAAGACTAAATTAATAAAATATAAATAAAGGATTAAATGGTGAAAGTTATGAGTGGACAATATTATCAACCAATAGATACTGTATATCAAGAATCAATTACTAATGATTGGCTTAAAAATAGACGTATTTGGTTTAATGAAGAAGTAGACGAAATTTCGGTTACAAAAACTATCTATAGTCTTAATAAAATAAGAAAGATTGATGAATTAAATGAAATTCCTATAAAAGATAGACAACCTATAACAATAATATGTAATAGTCCTGGAGGGCTTTGCTATCAGGGGCTATTTTTATGCAGTGTAATTAAATCTATGATTAAAGAAGGATATGAAATTATTACTATTACAGGTGGTATGAGTGCGTCAATGAGTTTTTTAATTGGTTTATGTGGAAGTACAAGAAAATGTTATGAATATTCAACTTTCCTTTGTCATCAACCAAGTGGAGGAGAAATTGGTGAAGCTATTAAACTTAAAAGAACAAGTGATGAATTAGATAGACTATGGGAATTAAGTAAAGAAATTATCAAGAAAAATTCAGAGATGCCAGAAGATGTATTAAATACAATATACAAAGAATCTTGGGATTACATTATGGATAGTGCGACTGCATTAAAATTTAAAATTGTAGATGAAATAATATAAAGGATATAGGTGAGATATATGGAAGATTTTAATGAAAATGAATTAAATCAAAAAGAAATTGAATATTGTGAAGATGATTATATTGGTTCTGAAGAACAAATGGGATTATTAGCGGTAGATGAAGAAATAAAAAGGATAAAAATTCAAGATAATCCTACTTCATCAGTAAGTGAAGAAACAAAAAATAGTAACTTTTATAAAGAAAGTATGATTTTTGCTGAAACTATAGGAAGTGTATTTCAAAAATTATTAGGTTTCGGACTTGATTATAATAACGCCCTTGCTATATCTAGTGGGCTAGTACAAAATGATGCTGGTTCAAAACAATTAAAGATTCAACAAGCAAATCAAGAACAAAACCAAATATAGAGGTGATGATATGGCTAAGTATGATGATATGCACGAAAACATCGGAGAAATATTTGTAGCTGAATTATTTGCTGATATACAAGACGAGAATATAACAGGGAATGAACTATTTAAGAAGAAATTAATTAATAAGTTTAATGAGATTTATAATTTTGCATTAACTGAAGCAATGTTTGAATTACAAGAAGCTATGGATGCTATAAGTTCATTGAAAAACAAATAAATTATAGAAAATATAATTAGATAAAAATTAATTTTATTGGGAGTTGTTAGACTGAGTTGAAATATACTCAGTCTTTTATTATGTGCATTTTTAAAACTAGTAATATGTACACAGCACTATACTCTTTGTATAGATTGGTTCTCCGTATAGAGAATGAAATGTGGTGTGTATATTGGTGGCTTTAAAAACCATACATTAGAGGTATGCTGAACCTTAATCAGTAGGAGAACCAAAATTATGAAAACAAAACAAATTAACGGAATTAAAATTAAAGTCTTTGAGGAAAATGAACTTAAAGAAAAATTAGGAATGAACCAAAAAGAAATAGAATTGATATCAAAATATCAAGATAAATTCCCTGAGTTGTTGCAGGATGATATAGAAGGATTTGTTATCAATGCTAGAACTTTATGGCAAAAACTTGAGGAAGGGGCAGAATATTCAACATGGTTTAAAAGACGAAGCAGTAAATTAAAATTAATAGAAAATATTGATTATTCCTCAATTGACACAACTGTCAAACGAGAAAATGGAGGCAATGTATTAAAAGAAAAATATGTAACATTAGATGTGGCAAAAGATATATCAATGCTTTCTGGAACTGAGATAGGAAATGAAGTTAGAAGTTATTTTAAATTGATGGAAAAGACCTTACGAAATTATGAGAAATGGCAAGAAACTAGAGAACCTGAAAAACAAGAATATAATATTATGGTTGATGAATTAAGCAAATGGTGTGAAAGAAATAATTATGACATCGATGATAAGATATTTAAATCTTTTAGAGCTAGAGAATGTAATATGATAAATTTGAACTTAACTGGAAAAATTGCAAGTGAATTAAAATCCTATATTGGTTATAAAGATAATATTACTCGCGATCATTTGAATGAAAAATTGAATTCGGCAATCTTAGACTTAGAAAAATTAAATACAAATTTATTGATTGCTAATATGGATTTTGAAACAAGAAGTAATTTAATAAAGTCTGTTTGTATGACCAAGTATAATGATTTACATATTAAATAAAACAAATCTTTATAGACTACATCTGAAATATGGTGTGGTCAATTAAGGATTTACGTATAGGTAAACTGGGTTCAGTATACCCAGTGAAATAATAAAAGATTGGTGGTGATTTAATGGAGATTAATTTAAATAAAGGAGAAGTTTACATTATAACGGATGATTATATGAATAAAACTTCCAAAGAAGTAATGATTCAAATTACTGATACTTTAGCAATAAAATATACATTAAATAAGACAGATAACAATGTAAAAGTTACTTTGGTTAATACATTGCTAGAAGATGTTGAATATAGTGGCGATGTCAGTAAAGATGATTTTATGAAATTAATCAAAGGGGCAAAGGATTTATATACCCAATTAAATTAAACAAGTCATAAAGGAGGAAATATTAATGAAATTAGGATACTTACCAAGTATGAGTAATAATGTTAGAACTATGAAAGTGTTTGTAAAATCATTAGGCAGTTCAACACTTACAGAGATTCAAGAACAAGCGATAATAGATGATTATACTCCAACGTTACAATATAAAGATTTAGTGTTCTCAGGTAAATTCAATGTAGATGGATCTGGAAATGTTATTTCTGATGAAGTAAATGGTGAATTAGTAACATTGAGTCTAGTTAATCAAATATTTAATATTAACAAGGATTTTCAAGCTACATTTAGTATTGCTACTAAAGATGTTGCTATTAGTGAATTAGGAGCTTCAATATTAACTACAAAAGATAAAATTGCTGAAGCTAAATGTCTTTTATATAAAAATGTAATGACTAAAGCTATTGAAGATATTATTACTGCAATAAAATCTAAAGAAAACAATTTTGAAACTGAAAGTGAATCTACTGAGTTTTAATAATATGACAGGTGAAATATCCTGTCTTTTATTTTTTATAATGTTTATCTATATTGGTAAGCAATTAGAATAATAAAAAGAAAGGAATTGATAAAATGAGTGAGAAGAGAGTTTATCAAGAGAAAATGTTAAGTAGTGAGAAAGAAATCGTAATATGTAATTGGGAACGACAAAAAGGAAAAACCTATTCTATATTTAGAAAAATTATGGAAAATAAGAATGGCAAGTATTTATATATTTCACCTTTTAACTCAATAGCATTAAAAGATTGTTTCAAGGAATATACGTATAAGAGAAAAGATACTATTAAACTATATAAATCATCTAGAGATAATGATTCTATAGAATTTAATGATGGTAATAAAATAGAAGTGTTTTACGTTAAACCCAATACTCAGTTTAGAGGATGTAGAAATATTAAAATTGCTTTCTTTGATGAATGTTATATTAACAAAGAATATATAGACAGTATATTAAAACCTATGGATGTTAAACAAGTGTATTGTATGATTACTAATGACAATATTGAATACATAGATAGTAGGCAAATTAAAAATGATTTTACAACTAAAGAATTTTATGATATTCAAATCAAAGAATTAATGGAAGAATATGCAGAAACACCTAAGAATAAAAATACAACTTTGTCAAGGGAAAATATATTAAAACAAATTAAGGTGTTACAAGACATGAAAAGAGGAAATTAATATGAAATTAGATTTAAATGAAAAAGAGATAGAAGTTTTTAATAATAGAGTTAATTATAATTATGAATTGGCTGAATCTAATGGAAAAGTAGTAAAAGTTGTTAAAGGAATATTAAATAAATTAAAATAAAACATTAATAAAAAAGGAGAGTGAAAGTTGATGCCTAAAAAAGAAATTAATGATTCTAATTATATTGAATGTCAAGGGAAAAATCATAAAGGTAAGAGTAGATTAATAGCACCACAAAATTTTTATCAATCTAACTCTCCTATGTATCCCAATGGAAAAGTTCCGATATGTAAAAAATGCTTAGCAGAAATGATAGATTATAATGATATGAATACTATATATACAGTATTTCAGTCTATGGATATTCCATTTTATATTAATAGATGGGATGAAGTGAAAAAGAAAAATCCTAATAATGTTTTTGGAAACTATGTAAGAATGGCAAACAGCGGGTTAAATGAATTTAGTGGAGCTAGATATAAAGATAGCGTTTTTGAAAAACAAAAGATAAATGATACAACATATTTTGAAGGTGACAATGCTGAGTTATATATAGATAGATTGGAAAAAGATTTATTAAAAGATTTTAAGCCTACCAAAGATATGTTGATAAGATGGGGTACAAAATATAATCCAGAACAGTATTTAAAATTAGAAAATTTCTATCATGATATGAAAGATAAAAATACAATTGAGACTCCACAAGAAGAAGACTATTTAAAGAAATTAGCAGTTATATCTATGAAAATGGATGAAGAATTGGAAAGCGGAAATTATACACAAGCGAAATCATTAGGAGATTTATTCTCAAAATATATGGCAGATAGTAAATTTAGAGCTATGGATAAGACGGAAGCAGATAAAACAGGTGGAATTAGAAGTTTTTCAATGATTTATGCTGAAGCAGAATCCCCAGATTTTATACCACCTTGGGAATATTATAGAAAAATCAAAGGATTAACTCAAGACATAGTTGATAAAAGTATAATGCATATGGAAAACTTTACTTTGAGATTAAATAGAGTAGAAAAAATGACTACTCCTCCGGTGGATACACCTAAAATAACTCAAGATGACACAGACATAAATTTGGGTGATATAAATGGCTAGCATAAATAAATTTAGTACAGTAAAAGATGAAATTAGAAATAATGATTATAGTTCTAATCCACAAAATATAGAAACAAACAATGTTAATAATATAGCCAAAAAAGGATTTCAAGCAAATATAGAACGATGGAGAGAATTGTGTAGTTATTTTAGGGAATATCCAGATAAATTTTTAGACTACATTAGCCCTCCTAATCCTAAAATAAGTTTGTATTTTTATCAAAGAATATATTTAAGGATAATGATGAGATATAGAAAAGTATTTATAACTGCAACTAGAGGAACATCAAAGTCATATCTTCAAAATTTATCCTTTATTTTACGCTGTATTTTTTATCCTCGTACAAAACTTTTCGTCACCTGCGTAGGAAAAGAACAAGCTGCTAAAATCTCTCAAGATTGTATAGACGATATATTTGATCATTTTCCATTATTAAAAAATGAGGTGAAAACATTTATAAGATCTAAAGATTATACAAAGCTCGTCTTTTTTAATGGTAGTCGTTATGATGTCGTACAAATGCGTGACTCAACAAGAGGTGGTAGACGAAATGGTGGAGCAGTAGAAGAAATATGTGACAAAAAATTCGATGGTGATATGTTAAACTCCGTTGTAATACCATTGATGGCAAATGATAGAATTGCTATGTGTGGAAAAGTTGACCCAAATGAAAACCATAAATCAGAGTTGTATATTACTACAGCTTCTAATCAACAACATTTTGCTTATCAAAAATTAATGGAAGTATATAATGATATGTTACAAGGTAAGTCAGCTTTTTGTATTGGAAATTCATATGAGTTGCCTTGTATGTTTGGACAACTAGATATAGACTTCGTTGAAGACCTAAAAGAAAGTCCAACATATGCTATAACTGATTTTATGCGAGAATATGAATCAATTTATACTGGTTCTAATTCAGATAATTTAGTATCAGAAGATAAATTAAATAAAGCTAGAATAGTAAAATGTGCCGAATGGGGGCATTGTGGTGATGAAAACGTAGATTATGTTCTAGCTTATGATGTTGCAAGAGAAGAAGGAAATGAAAATGCTTTATCTGCCTTAGTAATTATAAAGTTAACTCCACGTTCAGACGGTACTTACATAAAAGAAATTGTTAATATATTTAGTATGGAAGGAACTCATGAAACAATTCAAGCTAAATTTTTAAAACAAAAAGTAAATGAATTTAAACCTAAAATACTTGTGATCGATGCCAACGGTCTGGGCACGGGCGTAGTTGGGCAACTAGTATTAAAATTAGATGATGGAAATCCACCTTATTCAGTTGTAAATAACGATAAATATGATGCATATAAACAACCAGATAGTGTACCCTTAATTTATGCACTAAAGGCACAAGAAAAAGAAACCAAAAATTCAGATATGATAAATAGATTTATGGTAATAATGAATAAAATGGATGTAGGATTGTTATGTAATTTTAGTATAGGGTTAAAAGAAATAGAAAAGAAGGAAAAAAGAAAGATAAAAGATAGTGAAGAAATGGCTAATATGCAGATTCCATATATATTAACTGATAATATGGTTGAACAAATTATGAACCTTAGATACAAGCAAAAGGGTGTAAATACTGAAGTAGAAAGAATATCTAATAGAATACAAAAAGATATGTATTCAGCTTTATTATATGGATTATTTTGGGTTTATTTAGAAGAAAGAAAAAATATGGAAAGAAAACGTAAATCAAATTTTGACCCAAGACGAGCATGTAAATTTAGACAGCCTAAAACTCACTATTAAAATAAATTATAAAAAGAATTGAGGTGAATAAAGAATAATGACAGTATCAGAAGAACAAATCAAACTCTCAGCACAAGAAATTCAAGAGAAAAGAAGTCAAATATTAAAATATGCTAAAGCAATGACAAATGTGCCGTTAGATAGTGTAGTATCAACAAGTCAAAAAAACAAAATGATGAAAAAATATGATAAAGATACTATAAGAATGTATCTTGAAAAACCTTCAAACTACGAAGTTAAATTGAGAGAAGTAATAGATTATCTATGCACAATCTCACCTCAATTTTGTAGGTTAATTGAATATGTACCTAATATGGCTTTAATAATACCTTTTGTAAAACAAAATATGAGACAGTATAAAAACAAGACAAAATCTAATAAAGCAAAAACAGACTATGAAAAAATGTGTGATTATTATGATACATTAGATATTAAAAGTACATCTACAAAGATTTTAAAAGACGTATTTAAGTATGGAATATTCAATGGAATTGAGGTACAAGGTGTTTATTCCACATATATTAAAAAATTAGAACCTTCGTTATGTAAAATAGTTTCAGAAGGGGAAATAGGATTAGGAATTGCATTTGATTTTTCCTATTTTAATGGGAATACATATGTATTGGAAAATTCATATCCACCTATATTTAAAACATTATACCAAGATTATCAAAAAGGCGTAAAACCTTTTAGCCATTTAGGAACTAATTGGCAACCATTGCCTGTAGAATCAACAGTAGTTATAAAATATGATTTAACAAATTTGGAATATAGTGTTCCACCATATGTAAATATATTTAGTGCATTATATGATTTGGAAGAGTTTCAAAGTTTAAACAAAGCAAAAGTAACTGCCGAAAATTATACATTGATTGGATTAAAGATACCATTACTACAAGGAAAAGATTCACAAGGTGAAGATAATTTTGCTATCAGTAATGATATGATTGATGCAACAACAGATCAATTAGAAATGTCTTTACCACCATATATGGGGTATTTTACAACTCCAACAGAAATAGAAACTATAAAAGCTTCAACATCAGGTGATAACAAAGTAGATAATGTTGCTAATGCTGTAAAAAATGTATGGAATGCTATGGGTTTTGCTGAAAGTATTTTCGGAGTAGATAATAATAATAGTGGAACATTAGATTATTCAATTAGAGTAGATGAACAAATTTTATTCCCATTGTATAGACAATTGGAAAAGTATTGGGGATTCAAATTTAAACAAAACTTTAAGAATAACTTTAAGTTGGAGTTGTTAAATATTACATGGTTTAACCTAGAAAAAATGATTGGATATTATATGCAACAAGCGCAATTTAGTATTCCTATAGCAATGATATTACCTTTACTATTGGGTTTTGAAATATCAGATATTAATGATATGGCTGATATGCAAGAACAAATATTTGAAATATATGATAAATGGAAACCATTAATGTCTTCAAATGTAATGTCAGGAACTAATGAAGTAGGTGCTCCTAAGAAAAGTCAAAGTGAAATAAGTTCAAGTGGGGAGCAAACAAGAGTTAATGACTCTAATAATAAAAGATAAATTAAAGAAAGAAGGCATAAGTTAAATGGATAAGTTTTATTGTTATTCACCTAAATTAAAAAATGAATTAAAAGAATTGAATTATAAATGGATTGATACTGGTAAACACCATACTACCAATAAAGTATATTGGATTTATGAAATAACACCAGAATTAAAACTATATTTAGTTGAACGAAGAGATAGAAAAAAGTAGACTATCTCTAAATTATAAGTTAAAATTTAATAAGTTAAAGGATATATGTAATATGTCAAAAGAAACAAAATGGAAATACGAAGTTGGACAATATATAAAAGATGAAAGAAGAAATTTATTTATAGTTGATAGAAAAATAGTAATTTTAAGTGATAAAAGAACTAAAAAATACTATAAATATTTATGTAATTTATGTGGATTTAATTGTAGTGAACACTATAGAAAAGGCGAATATAAAGAAGAACATTGGATTGAAGAAAGTAAATTACAACAAGGACAAGGGTGTTCATGTTGTTCATCTCAAATAGTAGTTAGAGGAATTAATGATTTTGCTACTATCAATCCAACATTAGTTCAATACTTTAAAAATATTGAAGATGCTTATAAGTATAATATATTCAGTCACAAAAAAATAATATATAAATGTCCTGATTGTGGATATGAAAAAGAAATAGTGATAAAAGATTTTTATATGCAAGGGTTTAGTTGTAAAAAGTGTGGTGATGGTGTATCTTATCCTAATAAATTTATGTTTAATACACTATCTCAATTAAAATTAGATTTTACCATAGAATATTCACCAGATTGGATTAAACCAAAAAGATATGATTTTTACATTCCATCTATGAATTTAATAATTGAAATGGATGGTAAATGGCATTCTAAAGATAATCAAATGAATGGACAAACTGCTGAGATGTCTAAAGATATTGATAACTATAAGGATAGATTAGCTAATGAACACGGAATTGAAGTTATTAGAATTGATTGTGATTATGGCAAATTAGAAAATAGATTTGAATATATAAAACAAAATGTTAATAAAAGATTAAATATATTATTTAATTTGAACAATATTAATTGGAATTCTTGTGAAGAATATTCTTGTGAAAACTTAGTTAAAGAAATTTGTAGATATTGGAGAATACATAATGATATTAATAATGAAAATGTAGATATTTCATTATTAAGTGATATATACAAATTAAGTACAGGGACAATTAGTAAATATTTAAATCAAGGCAGAAAATTAAAATGGTGTAATTACGATGGTGATATAGAAAGAAATAAAAAAACAATTGAATCAAATTCTATACCTATAGAAATGTTTAAAGATGATATTAGTTTAGGAGTATTTAAAAATGCAAGAGAAATAAGTAGGGAATATGAAAAAATAGGTATAAAATTATCTTATGGTCATATTTCTAATGTTGCATCTGGAAAAAGGAAATCGCATAAAGGTTTTACTTTTAAATATGCATAATGATAGTAATAATAAGCGTTAAAGGTGGTGATATTGATGAATCAATTTATATACGCTTATGATAAGATCACAAAAGAAAAGTTAGAGAATAATGGTTATGAATTTATGAATGAAATAAATTACAAAGGTAAAAAAGCATACTTATTTATCAATAATGGTAATAAGATGAATTTTACTAATGATAATTTAGAATTCAGTAATAGATTATATTGTTAAGAAGGGAGGTGAAATGATGGGTAAAATGGTAATTTCAGTTCCTATTGAAAAATATACATTTTCTGAATTATCGAATGATTTGGCAACAGTAAGAATTAATACATATCATAATTCGTATAATCCAAATGGTTCATTTTTTGAAGATGATTGCTTTGAAAACAGTGCAGATTCTTTTAAAAATAAGCCTATTTGTTGTGCTTATGAATTTGACGATGAAGGAAATGTTGTAGATTTTAAAGAACATAATGAAGAAGAAAAACCTATTGGAGTTATACCAGAAACAAATAATTATTCAATTGAAGAAATTGATGATTTAACTTGGGCGTGTGTTGATGCATTGATATTTAAAGAATACTGTCCAGAAGCATATGAATTACTTAAAGATGGTAAAAAAATTTCTATGGAAATAGAAGTTTTAGAAGGATTTAAAGGGAAAGATAAATTCTTTCATATCAAAAGATTTAATTTGTTATGTATAACTGTGTTGGGAGATAAATGGAGTCCAGCGATGGGCGATAATGCAACAATTGATATATTAAATAATACTGACAGTGAATCATTTGCAACTAAATTTAGTGCAATTATAAATAAAGCAAATGAAATAGTAGATAAAATATCTACAGAAGGAGGTAATAAAATGAACAGAGAAGAAATAATTTCAAAGTTTTCTGTTTTTAGTAAAGCAGAAGGTTATAAAGAAATAGTTGACAATGCTGAATTATCTAATGAAGAATTAGAAACCCAATTATTTTCTTTAAGTCAAAATCAATTAAATCAATTTATAAATGAAGCTTTATCTACAGTAACAATAATTAAGCAATATTGGGATGGTGAAAGTTACGAAACTCAAAAATACTGGTTGGAGGATGTTGTTATGTCTGACAACATTGCAGTTTTATGGAGTAGAGAAGATTATAGAAACTATGGTGTTCCATATTCTATGAGTGGAGATACTGTAACTTTAGATTTTACAAATGCTAAAAGATATGTTGTGGGAGATTGGAGACCTTTTGAGGATGGACAATCAGAACCTTCAAATCCAATTGAAGTTTTTGTAAATGATATTGTAGACCAAGCTAAAAATCAAATTAATAATACAAAAGAGTCATTTAAAGTAAAAGAAACTGAAGAATATAAAGCTTTAGAATCTGATTTAAATACTAAAATTGAAGAATTTAAAGCAATTGAAGGAGATTTAAATAAAATAAAAGCGGATTTTACAACTTTACAATCTAACAAGGTTTCTTTAGATGAGGAAGTTAAAGATTTAAGACAATTCAAGGCAGATAAAGAACAAGAATTTAAAGAATCACAAGTAAATGAAGTGTTAGCTAAATTTACTGAATTAGAAAAAGTTGATGGATATGATGAATTAATCAAAGATAAATTCAATTATAGTCTTGAAGAACTAGAAACAAAATTAAAAGTTTTCGCTTTTGATAACAATGTTGTTATTGGAAAGAAACAAAAATTTACAAAAACAAATGAACAAACACCAGTTAATTTACCATTAGAAGGAAAATCAAATGATGGATACACAGGTGCTTGGGATGTTTTAGATAAATACACAAAATAATAAATTAAAAATAAAGTCAAAAGACTTAAAATTAGAGGAGGAATTTAACAATGGCAAATTATTTTAGATGTGACACAACTTTTATTAAAAATTCAAATGCAGGAGGAAGATTATACTCTACTAAACCAACAGTAGATACAGAATTACCTAATGGTGTATTCGGATTTATGGGTTCTTATATTAGTGAGGAAGTTAGAGAGTTGTTAACACCAACTGCTGATTTAATTAAAACTCAAGTTCCAGTATTAATACATAATCCAGAAATAAATTATAGACAAGAGGTAACTACAGATTCTGCATTAGGTATTTATAGAAATAAAGCAGGAAAAGTATTAAGAACCTTCCCATTAGAACAATACGATGTGATTACTCTATCAGAAGATTATTTTGATATGACAGGTAAAGGTTCTGCTATAGCAGTAGGAGATATGTTTGCATTACAAGCAAATTTAGTAGCTGGAACTCAATTAAAATATTCAGCAACTGCACCAGCAGCAGCTTCTAATAAAGTTTATTTCAAAGTATTAAAAGTAGCAAATGCATATACACCAGTATTTGTAGCAGGAAATGGACAGCTATTCCCACAAGCTTATAAAAATATTGATGTTGAAGTAATATTTGCTTAATTTTACAAATAAAAAGGAGGATTATATAAATGAATAACACAGTTTCACAATTAATTTACGACTCATACAAGGGAAATATCCCAACAAAATATGCAACAATGGATAAATCAGTAAGAGAAGAAGCTATAAGAAAGGAATTTCTAAACGTTCTTGGATTAGAAAAATTTGAGAAAAATTCTTTTAGAAAAGCATTTAGAGAAAATAAAGCTAAAGTGTTTTCTATTATCGAAGATATTGCAGATCAAGTAATGGTAGATGGAGAATATCAAAGAAACACTTTCTTTAATCAATTCGTTGAAATTAAAAACTTAGCTTTAGGGGATAAAAATGAATTCTATGTTGATGTAAAAAATCAATTAGAAGTATCT